CCCTACTGACACAGAATACTCTTACGGTCCTTACACCATGCTAAATCCAACCGGTGTAAGATTTCAAGGTCGTCAAATTAGAATGCGGATGACCGGCGTAGAGCTTACTGATTGGAAGGCTGGAGTGATGCGCATAAATGCTGTTGCCGGAGGTAGCCGATGAGCTTAGCTGAAAGGCCACCGTCTGCAGGTAGAACTGAATACAGGCGCTGGTCTGAAAGGCTAAACGACTTTCTGGTTCGGACTAAGTCTAAGCTGGCTTTTTATGTTGCTGGCGATACAGCTCAGGAGGATGGTGTTATTTTATGGGACCGCACCGGGTATCCAGTCGTTTCTAAAGATGATCAGTGGCGTCAAATCGTCCTGGCTGACGGATATGGAGAGTTTGCATCTTCTGTAACTTTAACTGCTGCTGCTGTAAACACTGGCTACAAAATTCCTTTTAACATTTCCTCTGCGAATGGTGGGTTAAGCCTAGACGGTAAACACTGGCTACAAAATTCCTTTTAACATTTCCTCTGCGAATGGTGGGTTAAGCCTAGACGTTAACGATAGCACTAAGATAGATTTTGCTGAAGCGGGTGTGTATTCAATTACAGGACATGTTCAAATAAAAAGCAGCAGCGCCGCCAGCAAAACTATGTACTATTGGCTTGCGGTAAACGGTGTTGCCGTAGATCACTCTGAGCGTTTAACTTTACACAATAACAACGCTTATTCTCTGCTGGCTATTACAGACCAGGTAAGCCTCTCTGCTGGCGATTACATAAACTTATACTGGGCTACTGATGACACTGATTTATGGCTAGATGCGGCTGCTGCTACGTCTTTTGCGCCTTCATCGGAAGCTGTTCGCATTAGTATCACCAGATCAAGGCAATAAGTGGTATAATCAGGCATTATAAAAGGTGTTTGAATGAATATAGATGATGAGCTGTCTCGATGCCGTGAATGGATCGAATCTGCCCTTGAATACTCAGGCGGCACACACGATTTTGACGACATTGTTGAGGGAATACATCGATTGCGATATCAGTTCTGGCCTGCCGAAAGAGGCTGCGCCGTTACAGAAATAATCGTCTTTCCAAAAAAGAAGATATTCCATGTTTTCTTGGCTGGAGGAGAGATGGATCAGATAGTAGATATGAATGATTCAGCAGCACAATTTGCAAAGGCTCAAGGATGTGACGGAATGTCCATAGCTGGCCGTAAAGGTTGGTCTAGAGTCTTAAAAAACGAAGGGTGGACTGAGTCGTTCACCACATTAGCTAAGGAGCTATAAGATGAGTGGTGGAAAAGGCGGAAGCCAAACAAGCGAAGCAAAAATACCTGAGTGGGCAAAAGAGCCTACGATACGAAACCTGGCAAGGGCTGAAGCAGCTCAGCAGATTGGCTATCAACCATATATGGGGCCAGACTTAGCAGCTTTTAATCCAACTCAGATGGCTGGCTTTCAGAATCAAATTGATGCGGCTGAAGCATTTGGATTAGGTGGCGGCGGCGCTCCTATGCAGTCTCTAGGTCAGGCGCAAGATTTTGGTGGTGTTCAGGGTTACTCTGCATTTCCTATCTTTGAGCAAGCGCAACAAGAGCTTGCAGCAAGAGACCCAGCACAGCAGGCTAAATATGACGCTTTGTTTGGCAAGCAGGTTCCGGGCAGCAGCATGCCTGGGCTTTCTGATTACGCAATGAGAATTGGGAGATACTAAGATGGCTGGAGCTAATCAAGGCGGAAGCATCAACGAAATGGCTATGCAAGGCATTCAAGGCGGCATGGCAGGAACTGCAGCCGCAGGGATGTATCAGCCAATGCAGGTCCAGGCAGGGCAGCTTGCCGGCACAGATCTAAGCGCTTACACAAACCCATACGAGAGCCAAGTTGTTGGGCAAACTGTCTCTGATATGGAGCGAGCGCGTCAGCAGCAGCAGATGCTAAGTGGCGCCAAAATGGGGCAGGCTGGTGCTTTTGGCGGATCTCGTCATGGCATTGCCGAAGCCGAGACAAACAGAAACTTTTATGATCGTCTTGGGTCTACAGTTGGCGGATTGCGTCAGGCAGGCTTTCAGAACGCTCAGAACATGGCCCAGCAGGACATTTCTGGACGCATGCAAGCTGACCTAGCTAATCAAGGTGCAGGGCAGCAGCAAGCTAACAGAGGTCTTCAAGCAGCCAGTCAATTTGCTAACATCGGCAACTTAGGATTTGGCATGGGCCGTGAAGTCAACCAAGACCTTATGAACCAGGGCAATATCGAGCAGCTAATGCAGCAGCAGTTAATTGACGCGGCTAAACAGCAGTTCGCTGGCTACACTGGCGCCCCAGCAGACACCATCGGTTATGTGTCTCAAGCTCTAGGTTCTTCTACTATTCCCCAGTCGCAAACTACGACCAAACAGCCAGGGTTGTTTGATTACCTGTCTATGGGAACTCAAGCAGCTGGAGCGATGTCTGACATGCGCCTTAAAACGAACATAGAGCGCGTTGGCGAGCTTCCTAATGGTCTAGGTCTATATACCTGGGAATGGACTGAGGACGCCAAAGAGAAGGGTCTAAGCAACAACATGAATTTGGGTGCAATTGCTCAAGAAGTAGAGGCATTTGATCCTTCTCTGACTGTAAAGACGCCATCTGGCTACTTGGCCGTAAACTATCAAGAATTGTATAGAGGCTTATAAGATGTTTGGTGCAGAATACGACAAAGAAGAAATGATGCGAAAGATCGCTGAAAGCTCCAAAATGTATGACCCGTCTGCAATGATGGGTATGACTGCTGCTCCAGGCGGAATTGATAACATCAAAGCAACTATTGAAACCACTCAAGCGCCTGGTGGCGACCTGATGGGTCTAACCCCCGGAGCAGGTGTTGATAATGTCGCTGCTACTATTGCAGATATCGGAAGCTCCCCTGACCTTAACCCAGCAATGATAGAAGCCTCAAAAGGGGCTGCTGGTGGAATGTCTCTAGATATGGGCAAGCTTGCATCAAGCATGGCAGCTACGCCTATGATGCAATTTGACGCTCCGCCTCTACCTCAAGCAAAGCCTATGGGCTACACGCCCATGCAAGGCAATAGAACACAAGCTTTGGGTGGCGCGGCTGACAATATGGGCTTAATGGAATTGATTAAAAGAGCCCAGCAAATGGGCAGAATGTGAGGGTTGTTTGATGGCTGGAATACTTGATAGCTTAATTGACAGAGAAAGACAAAAACGTGCTGATGAGGCGATGCTTCAGCGGTCCTCCCCTATGCCTGTAACCTCTCAAGATGTTCCGGGAATACTCAGCAACGCTAACGCTATGGGCGGTCCTCCCCTATGCCTGTAACCTCTCAAGATGTTCCGGGAATACTCAGCAACGCTAACGCTATGGGGCGAGCAGGACAGGATGTAATGTCGCAACCACAGATGTCTCCTTTAATCCCTGCAAGCCAGCAGCCCCAAAGAGCGCCCGAAGCACCAAAGCCTCCGGGCTTTTTGTCTCGCCTCGGGACTTCTTTAAAAGACCCTACAACCCTTGCTGGTTTGTCTGCTGCGTTTGACTCGATGACATTAAATCCGAATCAGGCTCTGCAGCAACGCGCTAGTGACATGATGGCTGTAAGATCGGCCACTAAGCAAGCTAACAAAACTGTTGAGTATCTTCGGGCGCAGGGGCGCGATGATTTAGCCGACCTGGTTGAGTCAAACCCCACAATGGCTGCAGAAGTCTTAAAAGGATTGGCTACATCGAAAGCTGGCGGATTTATGCGTAAAACCGTTGGTGGTGTACAGGTTGACCAAGATACGGGGCAGATGTTTACTGTTGAACAAAACCCCAACACTGGAGATATTACAAGAACAGATATACCTGGCGCCTTTGGCCCAACTGAAGCAGAAAAGAACGCTGCTCTTCTTGCTCAAACGCGAGCAACCTCTGATCTTACCCAAGGCTTAAAGAAAGGCGAAGAAATATTTGATCAATTCAATCTTATTGACCGTCAAATACAAGACTTTAGGCGTATTGGAGATTTAGTCGATGAGGGTGCAAAAACTGGATTTCTTACAAAATTTATTCCATCTACAGATGCTGCAACTACCGAGTTGCGTCAAATTGCCAATAAAATGGGTATTGATATTATCAATTCCGCTACTTTTGGAGCGCTAAGTGCTACAGAGCTTCGGCTTGCATTATCTACTGGCTTTGATCAAAACCTAACAGGTGATGCTTTAGTAAAGTATATTCAAGACAAAATAGCTGCTCAAACCAAGCTGCGCAACGCATTGATGCCTGAAGTACAGATGCTCCTTGGCGGATCTGGATTAAATGCATACGCTGAGTACAAGATCGATAATAGAAAGCGCCACGATGCGGCTGACAAATCTTTTAGTAAGCTTCAAAAAGCTATTCCTGACCTTACAAAAGCTGAGTGGGAAACCTTTAACTTAGAAGAGCGCGAATCAATAATGAAAGGTGAGGGTTTGTTATGAGTCAAGCTTTAGATGCAATTCGAGCAGCTAGGCAATCTCAAGATGTTTCTGCTGCACCTGCAGCCCAAGGACAAGTTCCGGCTGAAAGCCAGCTTGGAAGAACCTTTGCTCAAGGGGCAACTTTTGGATTTGCAGACGAGATTGAAGCTGCGGTTCGCGCTGTTGTTCCTGAATCAATGGGTGGCGGTAAGTACACTGAAGTGAGAGATGAGCTAAGACGCAAGCTATCTGACTATGCTGAGCAAAATCCAGGGGCTGCGTTGTCTGCTGAATTAGCGGGAGCATTTTTGCCATCTATCGTAATGGCTATAGCGCCTGTTCCTGGATCTAGAGTGGCCGCTGGTCAAAACCTTAGAAGCATAGCTACAAGAGGCGCAGGAGAAGCTTTAGTAAGCTCTGCCGGATATTCTGAGGCAGATGATTTTGAGACAGGAGCCAAAGACGTTGTCGTGGGAACTGGCGTAGGAACTGCTCTTGGTGTCGGGTCGGAAGTTGCACTTGGACAGTTTGGCAAGCTTAGCTCTAAACTTATCAGTTTTGTCCGAAAAAATATGGGCGGGGCGGATACTGCTGTGCAAGCTGAGCTACGCAGGCTTGCGGAAGGTACAGGCAAGTCAATTGATGAGATTATTGCAGATGTTGCTTCCGGTCGAGTCATAGCAGACAACAAGACGCTTGGACTTGCGATTAAGTCAATGGTGCAAGAAGGCGGTTTAACCAGGGCTGAAATTTTAGCTGCTAGTAGCGCCAGGCGAGCATCAACCGGGTCGGAGGCAACTGAATCTTTAAGAGGCGCGTTAGCTCCAGAAGTGGGTGACCCCAATGTTTTGAGGGCTCGCAGACTGCAGGAAGATGAGCTTAAAAAAGAGCAAGGCGGCGCATATGATGAGATTTTTGCATCTTCTCCATCTGTGAGTCCAGAGGTAGAGGCTCAAATGCTTAACATTATTCAAAGCGTTCCTACTGCAAAATCAAAGCTAGATGAGCTTTATAGGATTAGAAACTTAGTGCCTCTGTTTAAAGAAGAGCCGAATGGCGCTATTGTTTTTGTCAGAAAGCCTAACTTAGAGGACGCTGAGATACTTCGCAGGAACATTGGAGAAGAGGCTAGTGCCAGGTTCCGAGCTGGTGAAGGGTCTGTTGGAGAAGCGCTTAGTGGTACTGAGGCTCCTTTGCGGCAAGCAATTAATTTAGAATCTCCTGACTTGGCTGCGGTACGGCAAAAATACAGCCAGATGATGGATGCGAACAAGGCGTTTGATGAAGGGCGCAAAAAAGCTTTAACCATGAATGTTGATGAGCTAGAAATTGTTATGGCGTCTTTAAAAGGAGAGGCTTTGTCGGCATTTAGGGCGGGATCAATGGATGCGCTAAGAAATAGAGCAAGGCGATCTGGAGTTCTTCTTCGAGACTTGGCTAAAGAAGACGTTCAAGTTGGAGCTGCACTTCGAGTTTTATTGCCAGAGGGTCAGGCTCCTGATGTTCTAGCTAGAGTTGGTCGAGCTGCTGAAGCTTCAGAAATGGACAAGTTTATCCAACCTACTTCCGGGTCACCGACTGCGGGATTGATAAGAGAACAGGAGTTGCGCGGTAGCGGTAATTCTGCGGAAGACATGCTTAGGGCAACTCAGGGCGATCCGATGGCCATTATTAAGCTTGTATCTGCAAGCATTCCTTCGGCTCAAGGATTAAGTCAGCAGCAAATGGCAGAGGTGGGGCGGATTTTATATTCTGAAAACCCTGAATTAGTAGCTCAAGCGTTGACTGACAAAACCGTACTTGCAAAGCTCATCAAAAGAGCGGAAACTCTGGCTGCTGGGTTTACGCGAGGGTCAGGAGTAGCAGGTGCGCAACAAGGCGCTCAATTCGGACAGGAGAGATTGTAACGTGGAATTAAAGCCTTTAGAGAAAGATGAGATCCAGAACATTGCTCGAAGCGCCATTGAGGACTGTGTTGATTTTGTAGAGTCTGAGATTGCTTTTAGCCGACTGAAGTCGCAACGCTATTACGAGGGTAACGTGGACATTGGCCAGGAGGAAGGTCGGTCCAGCGTTGTATCTACAAAAGTGCGTGATGCAATCCGAGCTATTAAGCCCAGCCTGATGAGAGTGTTCCTGCAAACTGACCGGGCTGTCGAGTATATCCCTGAGAAGCCCCAGGATGTCCCATTTGCCGAGCAAGCTACCAAGTACGTCAACTACAAGTTTAACGAGTTAAATGGCTACAGAGTGCTGTATGACGCCATACACGATGCCCTACTGAAGAAGAACGGTATTATTAAGTCTTACTGGGATACTTCAGAAGAAGCAGAGACTTACAGCTTTGATAACCTTAACGATATGGAATTTACTGCTATTGTAAATGACGAGGGTGTTGAAGTTATAGAGCATACTACGCGCATTGAGATTGAGTTGGACCAGATGGGGCTTGAGGTTGAGTCTCCACGGCACGATTTAAAGATTATGCGTACCAAGGAGATGGGCAGCCTGAAGCTTGAAAGCGTCCCGCCAGAAGAGTTTTTTGTTGATTCAAATGCTAAATCGCTGGAAGACGCTTACGCTGTATGCCACAGAACAGACATGCGCGTTGGCGACCTGGTTGAGATGGGCTTTGACTTTGATGAAGTAGCAGAGCTTGGAGATTCTTCGCAATCTTCTACCTTCTCTGATATGGAAGAGTTTGAGCGCACAGGTTACATGGACGACTACAACGACAACGATGACGCTGACCCTAGTATGCGCCTGGTTATGATTACCGAGTGCTATATGAAGATGGACGTTGACGGTACTGGCATTCCCCAAATGTACAAGCTGACTATGGGTGGAGATAATTACCACCTGTTAGATATGGAGCTTTGGGGCCACCTGCCATTTGCAGTATTTGAGGTCGATCCTGAGCCACATACATTCTATGGCAACTCTGTTGCAGACTTAATACTTAACGACCAGGACAGTGCCACGGCATTGCTTCGAGGCGTACTTGATAACATTGCTCTCACTAACAATCCTCGTACAGAAATTATTGATGGCCAGGTTAACATTGACGACCTGCTAAATAACGAGATTGGCGGGATCATCCGTACCAAGCAAGCTGGCGCGATTACTCCACAGTCAGTTCCTTTTGTCGCCGGGCAAACCTTAACTGCTATTCAATATTACGATCAAGAGATTCAAAACAAGGTCGGAATATCAAAGGCCAGTATGGGTCTAGACCCGGACGTACTCCAGGCAAGCACAGCAACAGCTATTATGGCTGCTAGGCAGGGTGGAGATGATCAAATTGAGATCATGGCCAGAAACCTTGCTGAAGGCGGAATGACTCAGTTGTTCAGATTGATGCTTAAACTTGTTGTTGAGAACTGTGACGAAGCCACAATTATGCGCGTTACGGGTGGGCAGTATGAGCCTATAGATCCCCGGTCGTGGGACAAGGCTATGGACGTTAGAATCAATGTCGGGCTTGGAACTGGCCAAGATGGCGAAAAAATGGCCGCTTTACAGCAGGCACTGCAAGTGCAAATGCAGGTATTCCAAACGTATGGTATAGGAAACGGTTTGGTCGGAATGACGCAAATAAGAAACACTTTGGCCGATATGCTGGCCATTAATGGTCTTACCAACGCCGAGCGATACTTTATGCCTATGGATATGCAGATTGAGCAGCAGATTCAACAGCAGCAACAACAACAGCAACAAGGTCAGAAGCAACCAATGATGACCGCGAGCGTGATCAGATGGATCAAGACCTATTGGTCGACGCGGCTGAGATACTGGGCAAGTACGGCACAGCAGTAGACACAGCACGAATTAAGGCCGAGCAAGCTGCACCTAGATACCCAGACAGCACTCCGGTTCAAGCTGTAACCGGCGGTAGATTTTGAATATAAAAGATAAGGCTGCACGAGCCAGAAATTTAAGTCGAGATGAAACCTTTCAGGAAATCTTGCAAATTATTCGGGATAGGCAGTCCTCTGTCTTCCTGAACAGCCAGTCTCAAATAGAGACTATTAAGGGCGCCCATGATATAATTAAGGCGCTTAATTTGATTGAAGATCAATTCAACACTGTATTTACAGACGAAGCGATCTACGACAAAAAGCAGAAGGAAACAGCACCGTGGAAACGACTGAAACTTTAGGCAGTACAGACGGCTCTATTGAGGGAGCCATTGCATCAATGATACAACCAGAAGAGGAGGCCAACACCGAGTCGGAGGCGCTTCAAGATGAGACAGAAGTAGAGTCTGAGATTGAACCCGCTACCCCAGACGAGGAAGAGGATGAGCCGGAGGATGTTGAAACCGAGCAACCTGATGAAGATGACGATGAAGAGTCAGAAGAATCAGATGAGGAAGAAGGACCGTCCGATGAGGATGACGAAGACACTGAAGAAGCCGAAGACCAACAAGAGCAACAGAAATTCACCGTCAAAGTTGATGGCAAGAATACAGTTGTAACCCTTGATGAATTGAAGCAAGGATACAGTGGGCAAAAGTACATCCAAAAGGGAATGCAGGAAGCCTCTGAAGCCAAGAAGATGGCTGAGCAGGTCTATAGCGCCCTATTGCATGAGCGACAGCAAATTGCACAAGTATACGAACAGGCAAAGAACGGGCAGTTAGCTACTGCGCCAATTGAGCCCAGCAGGGAGTTGTTTGAAGCAGATCCACTCGGTTATATGGATGCAAAACTGAAATATGACGAAGCTTTAGGTTCTTATCAGAATCAAATGCAACAGATGGAAGCTGTTAATCAACAACAAACTGAAGCGACTCAGGCGGCACAGAAGGCTTACTTGCAGCATGAATTGGCTAATCTACAAAAGGTTATGCCAGAATTTGCGGACCAAGAAAAGGCTCAGGCATTGCGAGAGCAATTGGTTACCGTTGGTGAATCTGTTTATGGATACGCTGCCGATGAGATATCTCAGGTTATGGATCACAGAGCCATTCGGGTTTTAAGTGATGCAATTAAGTACCAGGAGCTATTGAAAGGCAAGAAGGCTGCTGAAGAGAAAGCTGACCCGGCAAAGCGCAGAAAGCGCCCCGTTAAGTCTGGATCGAAGCAAACCGGAAGTAATAATGCTAAGCGCAAAAAGGCAAAGCAAACTTTATCCCGCACTGGCTCCGTTGAGGACGCCATAGCTTTATTAATTGATTAAGGAATTTTAAAATGGCACAGCCTACTAACACTTTTGACACTTATGATGCCAAGGGCATCCGCGAAGACCTGAGCGATATTATCTACTCAGTTACCCCTGATGACACCCCGTTTTACACTGCTTGTAAGAAAGTAAAGGCAACTAACACTCTGCACGAATGGCAGACCGACTCGTTGCGCAACTCTGCTGTAAACGCTCACATTGAAGGCGGCGATACTACTGCTGATGCAGTTACCGCTACCACTCGCCTGGGCAACTACACTCAGATCTTTAAGAACGCTGTTGTTATCGCTGATACTGAAGAAGGCGTACTGAAGGCAGGACGTAAGCAAGAAATGGCTTACCAAATGCTTAAAGAAGCTCGTCAGCAGAAGCTAGACATCGAGAAAGCTTTGTTTGAGAACCAAGAGCGCGTTGCTGGCTCCGCTACTGTTGCTCGTAAACTAGCTGGTCTTGGATCTTGGATCAAATCTAACGAATCTAAAGGCACTGGTGGCTCAGCTCCGGCTGGCGATGGTACTAACAAGCGTACTGACGGTACTCAGCGAGCATTTGACCAGGCTAAGTTTGATTCTGTAATGGAGCAAATCTGGACTAATGGTGGCGATCCTGATCGTGTTTACCTGTCTCCTTTCCAGATGAACAAGGCACTTGGCTTTAACGGCAACAACAACCAGCGCTCTACTGTTCAGGCAGGCGATGCTAAAGTTGTTAAGTCTTTGGACGTTTACGTTACTCCTTGGGGTACTGTAGAGTTTGTTCCTAGCCGTGAGAACCGTTCGCGTGACGTTTACATCCTTCAGAACGATATGTTCTGCGCTGGCGTACTGCGTCCGACTAAGAGCGTTGCACTGGCTAAGACTGGCGACTCTACCATGCGTCAGATCCTTACCGAGCTGACTCTTGTGTCTAAGAACGAAGCTGCAAGTGGTATCGTAGCTGATCTGACTACTAGCTGATAATTGCTAGATAGGTTAGAATTAAGGGGGGCTTCGGCCCTCCTTTTTTATGTACACCAAGTATCAGCAATGGAGATTACGATGGACGATAAGTTTAAAGAAAAGGTTCACTATCACAACGACAGTGACAAATTTACAATTCAGCGACAATATGACGTAAATCCGATACTAGAGCAGAACAAGGTCATTAGAGACGCAGGAGCTGGCGTTACAGGCGAAAACAGGCTTGTAGGAAGGATACCTATGTTTATGGTGACAGAATGGATGAAAGAGGCCGGTGTTGCCCTGGATGATAACGATGCTCGAAAAGAGATTATCAGGAAAAAGATGTTATCTGGTGACTTTGACAAATTCCGAGTGTGGGGCGGGACTTTTTGATGACTGACAAGAAGCCTTTAAAGTATTTTAAGCTGTCTGACTTTGACTGCCAGGAGACTGGCGAGAATGAGATGGATATGGAGTTTTTGTACAAGCTAGACCACCTGCGTCACGTTTGCGGGTTTCCTTTTGTGGTTACCAGCGGTTACAGGTCGCTAAACCACTCCCTAGAGCGATCTAAGGCAAATGGAGGAGGAAGTCATACCAAAGGTATAGCTGCGGATATAAGGGCTCTAACCAAAGGTATAGCTGCGGATATAAGGGCTCTAAACGGCTCTCAGCGCTATGAAATACAGCGTCACGCATATGCTTTAGGGTTTAGCGGCATCGGTGTTCACAAGTCGTTTGTGCATCTAGATATTCGAGATACCACGCCAGTGTCATGGTGTTATTAGTATTTCTTTTTCTTGGTTACTTTTTTGCCTGACTTCTTTGCAGCCTTTTTAGCGGCAGCTTGTCCTTCTTTGGTGTACGGATAATGCTTTTTACCGACCTTGGGCATAACCTGCTCCTACCATTTGGTTTTATTTGACCAGTAAGCCGCTGACATCTTGCCTTTTTCTATGTTGCTACTGTGCCGGGCCTTAAATGACTTGCGTCTTGCTGCAGATGCTTCTGATTCGCCTTTTTTCTTGGGTGATCCAGACACGCCCTGCTGCCCAAATCGAATGGTTTTTGTCTTCCCATTCTCTTTTGCTACGACAACGTGGCTTTTGGTCTTGTGACCGGGAGTGCGCTTTGGCTTATTGTAAGCACTTACGCCTGCGTTTGTAAGTTTGCTATCTTTTTTCTTCATACCCCGATTATACCACAACCCGAAATTAGGGCAAAAAAAAGACCCCGCTAGGAGTCTTTCTTTAGGTCTTCTTTTGCTATCGCTGCCAACCCAAGCAGCACCACTGTAATACCATACCAAATCACGTTACACCCCTTACTTGAATAGGGTGCGATTTTAATTGATATCACTTATGAGCGGAAATCATGAATTATCATGACTTGTATACCACATATGATATAAGCGGCCCGTTTCTACCACAGGTGGGCCAACCCTGTCACTAAGCGCGAGGACGCTTGGTAGTTAATTAACGCTAGAACGGGATGTCGGCGTCAAATTCTTCAATTGTAGGAAGAGCGGCTTGTGGAGCTGCTGCTGCCTGTTCTTTTACTCCAACATACCCAAGCTTTGCGTCAAGTATTGCAATAGAGTTTATCGGTCCATTTTTTCCCTGAAAAGTCTTAATCTGACAGCCAGAACCGCTGATCTCAATTACAGATCCCTCAACTAGCGCGCCAGCATAAAATTCTGCCTGGTTGCCTGGCCTGGCAAATATTACAGCTTCGTAATTAGTGTACTCCTGGGACTTGGTTTCTCGGTTGTAAAACTTAACGCCTAATCTGACGCCATAACCCGTGCTATCGCCGGCTTGAAATTGGTTAGCTGCTCGGTTTAATTTTCCTGTTACTGATACGCTCATTGTTTTTCCTCATTAGGATTGTATTTTTTTACTAGCTTCCAATATGAAAGCAATTGTTTAAACATCTCAAGATGTCGATTATGTGATTCTTCTGGCCAAACATAGCCACACACTATAGTTGGGTCTTTTCGGTCAATAAACACCGACATTCTTTCCGGGTTAAGAAAGTTTGCACCAGCAGCATAGGCAGACAACTGCATACCATGCTCATCATACACCAACTTAGACCCGTCAGAATCTTTTGTAAGACCGTCTTTGGTCTTAAAATCTACAAACACTCCTGCCTTGCTTCTCAGGTCCATCTTACCGCCAAATCCTAAAGGGCTTGTGAACGACTCCTCAGCAACCCAAGTCTCGCCGGGAAACATTATCTCCAAGTAATCACGAACTGCGCAGTACGCAGCATTGTTGCTTCTGCCTTTAAAGCCCTTTTCAATCTGTGCGTGTATTTGAGTGCCACGCTCAGCGGCCTTCTTTCCCTCTTGCTTTGATTTCCATTTTATTCTTGACCTGAATTCATCAAGTGTCTCGCTGTTATGCTGCTCAAGAGTTGTGGCTGCTAATATTGCCTGGTCTACCTTCCAGTTTTCTAGCGCTGGCTTTGCAGCTATTCCGAGTATAGTAGTAACTGATGGGACAAGGTTTAATTTGCGAGCATCACGGAGCGTAGTGTTGCGCTCAGATCCGTTGGCGCCAACAATCGTATATGCTGGGTTTCCGTCCTGATCGTACCAGTGGCCTGATTCGGCCACATACTTATTCACTTGGAACCGCCCAAGCTGGCAAGTTATTGGCAGATGCACCAGGCTTTAAGTAGTACAGGTATCGGCCAATTCCCCATCGGACTGCAGACCTCTTAAAGGCACCAGATATACCACCCTTGTCGCCTTCTATCTTAGTGTCGCCAGAGCCATCAGCTTTAGTTATCCACTCACCATCAACCCGAATAGATATGTAACAAATCACCCTGCCACTGCATTCCTCGTAACGGTCCTGCCAGTTTTCTATACCTACAACGTCATCAAGACGTTTCATAACATCCCTTGCGTTGAGGTATGCCAAATCAATTCCGCCCTGCTTTCTCCAACTCAAAGCCCTTGGGTTAAACGGCGCTTTCAATGCGGCCTGAACAGTTATCCACTCTTTATTTTCGCTCATTATAGTTCCTCAATTTCAGTTAAGTGTGATTGCCTTTCAGATTCAGAATACAAAGCCCCATACGCCAAATAGTAGCTATCTGGCATGTTGTCTTTGGCTGGAGAGTTTTCGTAAAAGTCTAGCTCACCCATGCGAGCATAGAATGTGTTGAAGTCCATTAGGTCAGACACGGTAAAGTTGTGCATTTTGATTCCTCGGTTTCAGTTAGTTATTGAACTGTACGTGATAATTTCTAGATGCGCAACACCTAATTTAAATCGTTATCTACATTTATATAGTTGCCCTATGTGTTTATGGTATGTATAGTGTTTAATCACTCAAACAGCAAGGAAATACAGTGGAATTTAATTTAAAGCAAGCCCTAAGAGTGGCAGGCGGGATACATAACTTAAACAATGCGGAGATTGCTAGTTTATGCGGCATGTTGCCACAGCAGTTGTCGTTCCTCAAAGGCAGCAAAAGTAACCCTAGCGTTAAGACTTTAATAAAGATTAGTAAAGGCTTGCAGGTTCCTTTAAGCGAATTTATTTTGTATGTTGTATGGTGAAAAATATGGAAAATAAAAAGTCATACTACGCAATCATTCCTGCAAGCGTCAGGTACGATAAAAGGGTAACCCCGATGGCAAGGCTGCTTTACGGCGAGATTACAGCTCTGTGCAATGAGAAAGGTTACTGCTGGGCTTTTAACGAATACTTTGCTGACCAGTATGATTGCTCAACCAGGTCGATAACCAAGTGGATTAAGCAGCTTACCGACTGCGGTTACATTCAGACGCAACTAAAGTACCGTGACGGGACTAAGCAGGTTGAGAGGCGCTATATTCGTTGTGTGCCTGCTTCGGTAGGTGGTGAAGAAATGTTCAGTACCCCTAGAACGAATGTTCACGACCCTATAGAAGAAAACTTCAATACCCCCCCGAACGAAAGTTCTAGGTTAATACTACAACCTAATAATACAAATAATACTACAGTGGTAAGTAAGCGACCCACGGCTGAAGAGGTTCAGCAGTATTGCAACGATAGGGCAAACGGTATCGATGGTCAGTATTTTGTTGATTTCTACTCTACAAGAGGATGGAAGACTAACAAAGGAGTTACTGTGAGTGACTGGCAGGCTTGCATTAGAACGTGGGAGCGTGGCGACAAGTTGAAGGCACAGAAAGATTTAGCAGATGCAGGTTCGTCTATTAGAAACCGCGACATTTTAAGTGACGCACAGGATCGGAGTTGGGCATTATGAAGAACACTAATTTTTATCAACCTAAGAAGAATGCTCACAATGATCGCAAAAGGCATTGGTTTAAATATGTTGGAGATAGTTATCTTGGTTTTGTTAGCGGCAATCGCTACAGCTACAAATGTATATCCGCTGCAACAGGAATAAAGCAAGAATCTTTGAGGACCAGGTTAAGAGATGAAAACATTGATAAAAAAGATGGATCTGAGTGGGTGGTCACCCGATTTACGTTAAGGACACCGCAAGAAAGGGCGTTTGCTAAGCCAAAACAAGCTAACAAAACTGATAGAAATAGAGCGCTGCAGATCAACAGGTGTGAAAGCAAATCTGAAATACTTTCAAATAAGTGGTTAAAGGTTAAATTATAATGGGCGAACAGGTTACGGTAAACAGCGACAAGTCGCTTGGCACGTTTATGTCTCGAGTTGCAGAGCTTCACGCATCAAGCGGTTGGGTAACTTACACTTGGGTTACAGGAAAGAAAAGGACAAACAACCAAAACTCAGCGATGTGGAAATACTTTGGCCATGTAGCAGAAGGTCTTAACAGGATTGGTATGTCGTGCTACATCAGCTCTCCAATGTTTAAAAGCGATATCGAGGTGGAGTGGAACAAAGATTTGGTATCTAAAATGTGGCTCACAGTGCAAGAAGCGGTTGCGCCAGGTACTGGTGACTCGACAAGGAAGTGCCCAAAAGATAAAGTTAGCAAAATTTATGATATTATAAACAGAAAGTTGATTGATTTAACGAATGGTCAAGTAAACGAGCAGTTTCCATCTATGCTAGATTATCCTGAGAAGGCGAGCAAGAATGGCTAAGAAGACACTTAGGGCGCAGTGCCTAGAAGCTATACAGCGCTTGGTTAGAATGAAGGCGGCAAATGATGAAGGAATGGTCAATTGCGTGTCGTGCAATGCTTATCTGCACTGGAAAGAAGCCCAGGGTGGTCATTACATAGCAAAAGGAAGCTCGTCTTACTGGGCTCTAGAGGAAGAGAACGTACATCCTCAATGTGTTGGCTGCAACATTTTTGGAATGTCGAGAGGCAGTGCTGAGGGTCAGTACACTCTTTGGATGATTGATTATTACGGTAAAGAGTTTGTTGAAAACATGCACCGGGACAAGCGCAAGCTAAAAAAGCTGTATGCGGCAGATTACCGGGAGATGCTTGAGTCAATGAAAAATCAAATGAAGCTAGAAGAGGAAAGGTTGTCATGAATGTACTTGATGCGTTATTTTTTACTGCAGTATTAGGACTTGCTGGCATATTTGTCTACGGATTGTATGTAATGGAAGTTGATAAGTCATTAAATCGTAAAAACGAGGATGCTACTAATGATAAGCACTAACAATGAATATGAGGTGTATGACGTTGGTCAATTGATTGATCTAACCGAAAAGTATGGTTTTATTGACGCAAAACAGAGAATATACAACATCACTCAGTCTATTATCTCTGGCTGTGCTAAACCCTGTGATGCGTTTGAAGAAATAAACGCCATTTCCTTCGAGGTGCAGGATGTCATTGCCGAGCTGCATAAGCCTGTTGACGAAGAGCAATTACAGTTGCTAAATCCATTGTTTGATGTAGAATCATAGTCGTGCAACTTTGCACACAATCATGTTTCATTCGCATGATTAAGCTTTGGTGACTGACTATCACCTAGCGCCAGTTGATTGTACTCCCCCTTTGGCCCTGTTTACGCAGGGTCTTTTTTTTGCCTGCTATTTAAGATTAACTAGCATGTCTGAAACCCTTGCGCGGCGTGGCATAGAGGCTTAAATGTCCTATTAGTGTAGTCATGCCTGGGAGTACCTAACTTTCTGGAATAAGCATATGCATTTAAGTTCTTAGACAGTAACCGTTACCGGTGTATAATAGACCCACACTAACCAAGAGCGGGATTTACAAAATGACTAACTTTCAAATCGGCCAAAACATCCGATCTTATGACTTCATCTCACGAACTGATTGCTACATTGAAGGAATCATTACTAGCATTTATAACGGCGTGATTGAATTTACAGTAACTAAATCAATATCCGAAGGCGCAGAATACACAGACCGCCCAGACGTTATGCGAACTGTTGACCTTGGCAATGACTTAACCGACAGAATGTATAAAGATTTAGGCCGTCAGCGCATCGAAGCAATATAATCTAACCGCCCCTTCGGGGGCAACTAAGGGGAAACAAAATGAAATGCACTTTTGATAACGTAATTGCGCAAGCGCCAGTTAATTGGGACAGTGATCTAATGAGCCTGTCAGATGAGCTGAAGGACTTAGCAGTTTATAGCTGGTTTAAAGCTTACCCAAGCTGGATTAATGACTACCTTCCTGAAGCGGTTTATGGCCTTGAGAAGACAATGATTAAGGTTCTTTATGAGGATTCAAAGAGCTTTGAGGCAATACTCAATGCAAGGCGCTCTATTTACAGTGAAAAACACGACATTCCGGTAAAGGGTAACGAAGATGTATTTTATTCAAGTTCGGCTCTGGGTGATTTTGAAACTCTCTGCACTGATGCCGCTGCTTTTCTTGATGATAGTAATATTGGCTACGCAGATATGCTTAAAGAGCTTATCTATCTTAATCTTGAAAGCACGTTGCGCGAAAAGCTTTTTGACGCTCAGGGTCTTGAAGAAACTAGCGATTACAATTAAGGAGAAGTCTGATGAAAAAGCTAACGCAAAATGAGCGTGTGATAAATTACCTTAGTCAAGGAAACAAAATAACGTCTTTAGATGCCTGGAAGGAGCTTGGCATTATGCGCCTTGCTTCTCGGATATACGACATCAAGCGCCAGGGTGTTGCAATTCAAAAGGAGCAGATAACTGTTAAAAACAGGTTTGGCGAAAACTGCACCGTTTCACAATGGAGTATGCCGCAATGAATGGTAAAGGATCAGCCCCCAGGCCAATGCCTAACCGGGAAAAGTTTGAGTCGAACTTTGACGCCATATTTAGAAACAAAGAGAAGAAGCCAAAGGACAAGGCTCAGATGATGCGTGACATGCGTGAGCGCAGAAAAACTGAGGGGCTAACTGACCCCAGGCCAATGCCTAACCGGGAAAAGTTTGAGTCGAACTTTGACGCCATATTTAGAAACAAAGAGAAGAAGCCAAAGGACAAGGCTCAGATGATGCGTGACATGCGTGAGCGCAGAAAAACTGAAGGGCTAACTGAGATTAGTATTTGGGTGACGCCGGAGCAGGAAAGGCAGGTTATGGAGTTATTGTCAAAATAGGTGGTATACTGTTTCCATATACAGCAAGTTGGAGTTGTTATGGCAAGACATTTAATCATCCCAGACACGCAGTGCAAGCCCGGCCAAGACTTTGAACATCTTCGCTGGGCTGGCTTGTATGCAGCAGAAAAGAAACCTGACGTTATTGTTCACGCGGGGGACCACTGGGACATGCCCAGCCTTTCAAGCTTTGATGTCGGAAAAAAGCTTTTTGAGGGCAGGCGCTACGTTGACGATGTAAACTCTGGCTTAGACGCTATGAGGATATTCCTTGAGCCTATTATTGAAGAGAGGCGAAGGCTTGTTAGAAACAAAGATAAACGCTGGAACCCTCGCATGGTGTTTACTCTTGGTAATCACGAGAACCGTATAGCGCGAGCTATTAACGATGACCCTAAGCTAGAGGGGTTGATAGGATTTCAGGATCTGATGCTTCAGGAGATGGGCTGGGAGGTTTATGGATTCTTAGAGCCTGTTGTAATCGATGGAATTTGCTACTCTCATTACCACTGCTCAGGCGTAATGGGCATTACCACTGCTCAGGCGTAATGGGTCGTCCTGTATCATCTGCGCAGCTTATGCTGAACAAGCTACATATGAGTACATGTATGGGCCATGTTCAAGACAGGCAGATTGCATTTGCTAAGAGGGCTGACGGTAAGCGAATGACTGGCGTGTTTGCCGGGATATTCTATACTGAAGATCAAGATTATTTAAACCCTCAGACAAACAATAGCTGGAGGGGTATTTGGATGTTTAACGAGGTAGACGAGCATGGGCAGTTTGATGAGATGCCTATTAGTTTGCCCTACTTAAAATCGGAGTACGAAGGCAAATGAGCGATGCAATTAACCCTGACCACTACAAGTCTGGCAACGTAGAGTGTATTGATGCAATCCAGGAGTCTATGTCTAGCGATGCATTTAAAGGCTACTTGAAGGGTAACTGCATGAAGTACCTTTGGCGGTATGAGACAAAGCACCCTGACAATCCAGTAGAGGACTTGCAGAAGGCTCAGTGGTATTTAGCCAAGCTTCTGCAGGAAGTAGTGTTTGATGAAAGTTAAAAGGAAGAGCTTATGAGCAAGGTGATCAATTTAGTCGGTCAGCAAAAAGATGGCAGCAAAACTGCTATGCTTCTCAAGAAGGTTTACTGTGATTGCGGTCAAGAGATGAAGTATTGGCTGTGCGAGCGGGAAGAAACAGCTTACGGAGTTTGCGACATATGCCACCTATCGTCACCTACTGAGATAGAATGGACTGAAACTATCGAGGAAGACCAGTAATAGGGTATAATCGGGCTATGATAAGGATAACGATAGACGAAGATATACACGAGGCTGACGTAGAGTTGGTAAACGACTTTGCCTTAGCTTTGAGTGACAGGGACAAGCACCTGATGGGAGAGGTTGTCTATTTAGCGTGGGAACGACTTGAGGCTAATTGCAGGTGCTATGAAGTAACCTGTATTTGTGAAAAGGTATGAGCAGACCATCAATATTCACTCCTGAGTTGGGTGACAGCATTTGTTACAGGCTATCAATGGGAGAGAGCGCCAGGCAGATATGCCGGTCAGACCAGATGCCTAGTCTATCTACGCTGATGAAGTGGCTTACAGAGACAGACAAGAAAGAGTTTTCGGAGCAGTACGCGAGAGCTAGAGACTGTCAGGCTGACTTTTACGCAGATGAAATCGTAGACATAGCTGATGAGCTTGGTGATGACGTAGACAGTAACGCTATTAACAAGGCCAAGCTGCGCATAGATTCACGCAAGTGGAAGGTTGCCAGGATGTCCCCTAAGAAGTATGGAGACAAGCAGCAGTTGGATGTAACGTCCTCTGATGACTCATTCCAGCCTACTATCATCACGTTAGTAGCAGAGCCTTTCCCTGAGTTTGATAATGGCCAAACCCACTAAAGCAGAGATCAGGCTACCGCCTAAGATTGTTTCTATATTCGAGGGTGAGGCTAGGTATCGTGTTGCTTATGGTGGTCGAGGGTCAGGTAAGACTAGATCCTTTGCATTGATGACTGCAGTCGTAGGATACAAATGGGGTATGTCCGGGCAGAGTGGGCAGATCCTATGTGCGCGTGAACACCTCAACTCCCTTGATGAATCATCCCTAGAAGAAATTAAATCTGCTATTCGCAGCGTTGACTGGCTGGCCGCCTATTACGAGATAGGTGAGAAGTTTGTTAGGTCTAAAGATGGGCGTATCAATTACGTCTTTGCCGGTCTAAGGCGCAATCTAGATTCAATCAAGTCAAAGGCTAGGGTTATCCTGGCATGGGTAGACGAGGCCGAGGGAGTGTCTGAGTCCGCCTGGCTAAAGCTTATTCCTACGGTCCGAGAAGATGGCTCTGAGATCTGGGTGACATGGAACCCGGAGACAAAGCAATCAGCTACTCACCGCCGGTTTAGATTGAACCCTCCAGAAGATATGAAGATCGCGACTATCAACTGGCAGGACAACCCCTACTTCCCTGACGTCCTTAACCGTGAGCGCCTAGAGGACAAGAAGCTGCGCCCTGACATGTATGACCACATCTGGGAAGGCGACATGCTAATCCATGCTGATGGTGCGTACTACGCAACAGAGATGCGCCTAGCTAACGAGGAGGGTAGGCTTGGGGTAGTGCCATACGACCGCGCTGTTGGCGTTGTAACGGCTTGGGATCTTGGGGTAGGCGATAGTACCTCTATTTGGTTTGCGCAGTTTGTGGGGCAGGAGGTGCGCCTTATAGACTACTATGAGTGCAGCGGTGTCGGTCTGGACCATTACGCCAAGGTTTTGGCTGATAAAGGCTACCACTACGAAAGTCACATCCTTCCGCATGATGTCAGGGTGAGGGAGCTTGGCACTGGTAAGTCTAGGCTAGAAACATTAGAGGCTCTTAGGGTAACACCTGTTGTTATTGCCCCACAGCTTGGGGTAGATGACGGCATCCAGGCTTCCAGGACCATGCTTCACAAGTGCTGGTTTGATACCGGTAAGTGCGAGCGAGGCATTGATGCTTTGCGACAGTACCGCCGAGACTATGACGACAAGAACATGGTGTGGCGTGGGCGCCCATTGCACGACTGGACCAGTCATTGCGCCGATGCGTTTAGATACCTGTCAGTTGGTTACAGGCCAGCTACTAATTGGGGCGAGCCTATCCGCAGGAACCTTCAGGGAATTGTCTGATTTGTGATATAATCGGCCATCTATAAATTACATTGAGATTTAGGGTATGGCTGGAAGAATTAAAGGCATTATGGACTTTGTTGCCGAGACAATTAAAGATGCCAAGTATGACAGAGCTGAGTTTGACCCTAGATTCTATCCGGGTGGCAAGCTGAGAGTCAAAGATTCCCCTGAATATCGCGCTAATGTAATCGACACAGGCACCATGATCCCTCAAGAGCGCATTGCTCTACAAGACCTAGAGGGAAGGCCATACTTTACAACAATGTCTGACAGAACTGCTGCTGGCGGTTTGCTTGAAGGCATCGGTAACAAGCCCCTTGCTCATCCTATCCGCTTAACTGGCGGACAAGATTACATGCGTGATGACACTGGTGAGCTGTGGGCTTCTGGCGCAGGCGTTGTGCCTAACATGGTAAAGGCTGCCAAGGAACTGGAAGACCAGTACGGCTCCTCTCCTGTCTTTATGCCTTGGAGAATGGCTCCTAGTGGGGGTGACTTTGCTCACATGACTGGCCAGACGATGCTGTCCTGGGCGGCAGGCAACATGCCAAAAGTCTACAAAAAGCAGCTAGATGCTGACATGAAGAAGTTTGTTCCTGATTGGGCTGGGGTAGACGACCCTAAAAGTCTTGAGCAGTATGGCGCTCTGTCTGACACGCAGAGAAAAACTGCCATGAACATGTTAGACAAAGAGTATCGCAACAAGGGCGGTATCTCTCAGACTCAGGCCAGATTAGCAGTTTCTGATCAGTCTCAGCTCCTATCTCCCGTTAGTGGGTTTCAGAATGTCGGTGAAGTAGACTTACAGCGTGGTGTCCTTGAGGGTGGCGGGAACGCAACGTATCCTTCTGGCTTAGCTGGAGATTATTTAGGAACTCTCGATACTGATGTCACTGCTATGGATTTAAACCCCGAGCGGTATGCCAGAGCATTGAAGAAAGATGGAACCTTTGATACCGGCCCTCAAGGTCCAGACTTACTGTCTACCAGATTTGCTCCAAGAAGGGCTATGGAGGTTGGTTACTGGGGTGGCTTAATTGATGAGGCTCTACTCCGAAGACTAAGCGAAGAGGGCTTTAAGGTTAACAGCGGCCTTCTTCCTGGTGTTGCGACTGCTGGCGTTGCTGGCGCGTCTTTGCTCGGTAGTGAAGATGCTGATGCTGGTGTAGTATCTGGCACCAAAGCTGCCTTTAAAGATGTATTTCCTGCGCCTCAAAGAATGTTTGACCCTAACAGCAAAGACTTTAAGCCTTTTTTAAGTGAGTTTGAGCAGCAGCCTGGCGGTCGATACCTAGAGATGGGTGAGAATGGCCCTGTTGACATAACTGGTCAATACCCTGCTTCTGCTAACATATCTGTTGGCCCAGACGGTAAGCCAAAGTTCCAAGTTGCGGGTGAGCAGCGCTCTGGCACTCCACCAAATGAAGGGCGAAAAATTAAGACCAACCTTTTTAAGAAAAAAGCAGGATGGAAGTGGAGTCAAGTTCCAGAGGGTTATGACCCAGAACCGGCAGGCAACTTCCCTATTGTTTCGGTGCAGGATGGTAAAAATCATTACTATACGGTTGATGCGCAATTCCCTGATGGAGTTGACCTGGCAAGATATGAGAAATCTGCATCTGAACCAAGACTTCGCCCAACCAGGAAAGGGTTTGTAGAGCTAGGTGAGCAGATTGGTGAGATTGATGTTCGAGGCAAAAAACATCCAGTCTATGGCAGCGCAGTCATACGCCAGGCTGCCCCTGTAGCTACTGCTGGATTGCTTGGCGCGGGAGTGCTTGGTAGTGAAGATGCTGATGCGTCTGTTGCTAAGCTTGCAGCTCGCGGTATGGAGTTAGTAGATTTGATTGATCCTGAAGATAGTCGAGTCGGGGAATATTTTTTGCGGAAGGACGGCGACACTAAAAGCATTGGTTCTTTAAAAACAGATTACGCCATTGACTCTGGATTTGATGAGGGTTATATGTCCTCGCTAAATACTGAGATTGACCCAGGTTACCGCAGGCAGGGTCTGGCAGGTGAAATGTATGATGCTGCTGAAGAGATAAGCGGCAACAAGCTAGTGCCTTCCACATATCTATCTATGGATGGTGCGCATATGTGGAATGCCAGGGACTCCAAGTTGCTTAGGGAGGTGCATGAAAAAATGGGGGCGGAAAATTACAATAAGGTAGAGGACATCTTATACCCTGAAGGAAGGCCGTCTCCTAATGCAATTAAGCTTCGAGGATTCAAAGATAGGGTGCATGGTCCAGCCGGCGTAGGGATAGGCGCCAGCATTTTGCCTTTAGATGCAGATGCAGCAGACGATAAGAAGTTTGGCCTGCTGATGGCAGAGCGCTCAGATAGAGCTGGAATGAGCCGTAGAGACAGGAGAGGCAGCCCTGCAAGCCCAGAGCTTCAAGAATTTACTAAAGCTAACGCGTTACCGTCTTTGTTGCAGTTCGCGTCTGGCGTTGGCGAAGGCGGCGTAGATTACTTGAAGGATACATTCTCTGGGGGCGGATATGTGACAGCCCCTGCTTACGCCTCTCAGCAGTACGAGGATATAAACAGGGACGCAATGATGGCTCCAGAAGAAGCTAAAGCACCTCTAAGGCCAGAACAAATATACCTTGACCCTAGAATGGCTGAGGAGGCAGAGCGCCTTAGAAGGGCTGGTATGACTACTGCTGGTATATTGTCCATGTTAAGTCCAATTTAATGTTATAATCGGGAAATAATACTGGAGTACAGAATGGCATTAACAACCTACGCAGAGTTACAATCGAGCATCGCGGACTTTTTAAACCGGGAAGATTTGGCATCTGTGATTCCGACATTTATTGACCTGGCTGAAGCCCAGATTAATCGAGATGTCAGGCATTATCAAATGGAGACCGTGGCCACGTTAAGCATCGAGGGGCGGTATACATTAAGACCTATTAATTGGGTTGAAACTGTAAGTATCACTCTTGATGGTGGATCAGCTAACAATCTTGAGTTGTTAAGCACCTCAGCAATGAATGAGCGCAGGTCAAACAGCGGAAACACTGCCGGAAGCCCTCGCTACTATAAGAACACCGGGCAAGACATTGAAGTTTGGCCCTCCCCTGATCAAGCAGAGTCTGCTACATACGTTTACTTAGCAAGAGTCCCTTCACTTGGGGCAAGTGTGTTTTTTGGTCAGGATTACGACCTCACAAACATTAATGCGCTGTCCCTGGCTAACGCTTTGGTAGGAGCCAATGGCCCAGTACATCATGTATATTCGTATGATAGCGCTACTGGTGAGTACCTTGTTGACGGATCTCTTTTTGGGGTTATCGGTGACGCGGCAATTACCAGATATACTCCTGAAGCATTTTATGCGCAATTCGGAAGTACGCTAACACCGTTTCAGTCGCAGACTTCACAGCAAGACAGTGCGCCAACTAACTGGCTTTTAAGCGCCGCGCCCGATGTATACCTTTACGGGTCTCTCTTACAGTCTGCCCCTTACCTGGCTAATGATGAGCGAATTGGCGTATGGGCTCAGCTATACAGTGCCGCAGTTCTTAGACTTAATGAAGAGTCGGAATCTGCGAAATACTCAGGGTCTGGCTTAGGTATGCGAGTTAAAGGCCTAGACACCGGGCGATCAGCCAACTATTGGAGAGACAGATAATGGCAACAACTAATTACTCATTCGCTACCCCTACCGTAGGTGCAAGCCTAAATACATGGGGAGCCGACTTAAATGGAAACACTGAAAAAGTCGATGACCTTTTGGGTGGCGATGTCCCGATAACTGGCATTGATATAAACAGCGGCTCAATTGATGGCACTCCTATTGGCGCCAACGCTGCCTCTACTGGTGCTTTTACGACTATAAGTGCTACAGGCGCTATATCTGGCAACGCCTCTACAGCCTCAGCCCTGGCGTCTGCGGTTGACATAAGTTTGACTGGCGATGTTACTGGTACTGTGTCTTTTGACGGTAGCGCAAGTGTTAGCATAACCGCGACAGTTGTTGATGATAGCCATAGCCATACAATTGGTAATGTCGATTATCTTCAAAGTGCTTTAGATCAGAAGCTGGCTATAGCTGACTACACTGCTGCTGATATCCTAACGAAGATTAAAACAGTAGATGGGACTGGCTCCGGACTGGACGCAGACCTATTCCAGGGAGCTGCAGCGTCTGATTTTGTAAAAGACTCTGACTATACAACCAGTGCCGTTTCTAACGGTTATGTTACCCTTCCTAATGGCCTTATGGTCCAGTGGGGCAGCACTACTGTTTCAGGAAACCAAACCAACAAGGCGACTTCATTCCCGACATCTTTCCCGACAGCATGCTTTCAGGTAATTGCAACAAGCGTAGTCAGCAGCGCCAGTGAAGGGGACAACTGGGGATTAGGCTCTACATCACCGACAACGTCTACTTATTACCTGACTAACGGCAATGGAAGCTCTCGTCTATTCAGATTCATTGCAATCGGACACTAATTAAACAAATTTTGGAGATATAATCATGGCTAACCCGTTTCTCGGCAAACCAACAACACTAAGCGGCATGGTTTACGACATGCTTCCTGTAGTACCTAACAACAGCACTGATAATGTTGGTGAGGATAACGTAGCTATCGGCCTTTACATTGAGGCAGGCGGTTCAGTTTCAATTCACAACATGGATGGCAATGTCCGAACTTTTAACGTCCCGGATAACTTTTATCTTGTGTGTTCTGTTGGGCGAGTTTTATCATCAGGCACTACCGCAACAGGCATTCACGCACTGGTGGTTTAAATGTTAAATCTTGGCATGAATCTGCAAAGGCTTGCTGTAAAAGGTGGGCTACAGTTTACCCCTGCGTCTCTGTTTAACAATGGAGAGGCGGGAGTATGGTATGACCCCTCTGCTGCGTCAGGCTCGCTTGATTGGCGCAAGAACTTACTTGAGTACACTGAGAGCTTTGATAATAGTTATTGGAGTAAACTCCAATCTACAGTTACACCTAATGTTGTTGCTGCTCCTGATGGAAGTGTTACAGGCGATAAATTAATTGATAACACTGCTAATTCTGGTCACAACACTAGTCGCAGTATATCAATGACAGCAGGTGCTTCTTACACAGCAAGTTGTTATGTGAAGCAAGGGGGAAGACGCTGGGTAGCTTTGCGGTATATGTCTGGTGGAGCCTTCTCAACAAACTATATAGCATTCTTTGATTTGCAAAACGGCACAGCAACAAACAGCCCTTCACTTCCCGCAACATCGTTTTCAATTACAGATGTAGGAAACGGGTGGTATCGCTGTTCAATAACGCAAGCAGCAGACTCTGCTGGAAGTGGTGTTTTTGCAATCTCCTAAGCACGTTTGCTAACGCGTTTAAGGCTGCCTTCCCAAGCCATACCCTCTACCAAGACTATCAAGGTTTAACGCCTGTAACAGCAGTAGGAGAGCCTGTAGGGCTAATGCTGGATAAGTCTAAGGGATTAGCTCAAGGGCCAGAAGAAATTACTAATGGTGACTTTAGCAATGGATTAACTGGCTGGGTTACTTCGGGAAGTGTTTCTATTGTTTCTGGTTCAGCTCATCTAACAAATACATCTACGTATGGGGCGCAAGCGTTTCAAGGTGTTTCTGGACTTACTGTGGGTAAGTTTTATAAGTTAACACTAGATACAGAAGCCATTTCAGGAGATTCCAGCTGGTATATAGATGACTTTTTAGGTGTTTATGTACAAGGGGTTACCTCTAGCCAAGGCAGACATTCTTATACCCTTCAAGCAACAGCAACTTCGTTTACGCTACAGTTTAAAAAGTTTGGAATTGGCGTTGTGTCTTTAGACAACGTATCAGTAACAGAGATACAAGGCTCACACGCTACACAGCCTACATCCACTAAGCGCCCTATCTACGCAAGACATCCAGAGGGTGGCATTAGGAATCTGTTGAACTACACAGAGCAGTTTGATAATGGTTATTGGACTAAACAAGGTTCAACCATAACTGCTAACGCCACAATAGCGCCTGACGGTACAACTACCGCAGACAAAGTTTCGGCTACTAGCACTAACTCGTGGTTAAAACGAACTTTTAATACAAGTAACCTCCTTACTTTTAGTTGTTACTATAAAGCGGCTGGAAACAATACTGTTAGGCATAACTTTTACACTGGCGTTGACCGATATATAGTTATTTCTCTTTCTGACGGCAGTGTCATTACTGGCACCGGCACTACAAGTTATGAAGTGGAAGATGCAGGAAACGGGTGGTGGAGAGTAAGCATAACCGTACAAGGCAGCGGCTCTACAATACAGCAGGCTCAACCCGCAAGATATTATTCAGGAGCAACTAACGGCACTGATGGGGTTTACGCTTGGGCTACAATACAGCAGGCTCAACCCGCAAGATATTATTCAGGAGCAACTAACGGCACTGATGGGGTTTACGCTTGGGGCGCACAGCTAGAAGAAGCAGCAGAAGCCTCCAACTACCAGAAGGTAGTAACAGACATTGACGTAACTGAGTCAGGTGTTGGCGAGGTGTACTACCTGAAGTTTGATGGTACTGATGATTCAATGTTTATTAATAACCTGACATCTTCCTCTACTCCTATTACTTCGTTGTTTGGCTATAGTGCTACTAATGCTGAATCTACTACTAGTAAATATTTATTAGACATACAATCTGGCAGGACTGTGTTTGCTGTTAAAGAGGGGGTTATTCTTTATTACGATGGGGCTTGGTCAGAATTTGATGCTGATGCTGAGGTTATAAAAGTCTTGACCTACGACCTAGTAGAAGATGACGCTAAGATTCGTATTGATGGCACTCAGGAATACTCTGATACAACCTACGACCAGCAAGCTATTGGTGGGACTATTAAACTGTTTACGGCCATCGACAATGATGGACGGTGCGTTGGAGGCAACATGTACCAGACCATCCTAAGAGCAGCAGAGTCCACAGACGAAGAGATAGCTAAGGCTGAGACTTTTGTAGCCAATAAGACAGGCTTGAAGGCACAGGTAGACGGTATAGCCACACTAGACCTGAACTTTGGTGCTAACACTTACACAGCTAAGAACAGCAATGGGGGCGTGATATGAGTACATTTAACGAACTAATAGACTTCACACGCTCTACTACTGGTACTTACTTAGACAGTGTTGTGTATGG